GACGCGGTCCCGGAGGGCGTCCAGGACGTCGCGGGCGCGGGTGAGTTCCGATTCCGCGGCGGCGAGGCGGGCGACGACCGGTCCGAGTTCGGCGCGGACCGTCGAGACGACGACGTCGGCGACCGCGTCGAGGTCGGGGACTTCAGGCCGCATGTTGTAAGCCTTTCCGCGCGACCGCCCGCGCGAGCTGCCAGCGGTACGCCTTGCCCTCGACGGGCGGGACCTCGACCGGCGCGGCCGGCGCCGCGGCCGGCGGTTTGGCGAACGGCGACGCCGCGTCCCGCTCCGCGAGCGCCTCGAGCGAGAACATTTGTTGCTGCAGCATCGGCGAATCGCCGCCGGTCACAGGTCCGAGGCCGTAGTACTTCGCCCGCGCCTCGTTGGGCGACAACGCGCCCGCGTTGATCGATTCGCCCGCCGCCTTGGTCCGCGTCGCCGTGTCCATCCAAATCAGATCGTCGACATCGAACTCGACGCCGTACGGCGCCGGCAGCTCGAGCCCCTGTTCCATCGCCGCCTCGAAATCGACGACGAGCGTTTGGAGACATTGCGCGTAGTACTGCTGCGTGAGAATTTCGGAGTTCCCGTAGGGCGGTTGTTTCGTGCTGTCGATCAGGAAAATCGGGACGTGATAACACCCGCACACCGGATCCGCGGTCCACTTCAGTTGTTCGATCAACTGCGCGTCGACCGGGTTCATGCTGAACGATTCGTACTTCAGGCCGTCGCCAGCGATCGCAATCGTGCCGATGTTCGCGCCGCCGTACGTCGCTTTCCATTTCGCGTTGAGCCGCGTTGCCGTCTCGTCCGAAATCGCGCCGGGCGCCGAGAGAAAGCCACTCGGTTGCGAATAGTTGGAAAACAACGCGGTCGCGTTGTCCTGGATTTTGAGTCCCTGAATCGCGGCGGTCGCACAGCCGTAAATCGGGGTCACCCCGATCAACGGATGCCAGAGTGGAATCATCAAATCGTGAATAAGTTCGGACGCCGGGACGGTCGGCCGGTCGCCGACGAGGTTGATCGTCGCGGTTCCCGCAAGGTCGTACCGGCCAATCTGGTAAAACACCGACCCGTCCGGCGAGACCAACGGCCACACCATCCGCGGGTCGAGCACGTACAACGCCGTGACGACGCCGCGGTTGTCGCGTTCCTTCAACGCGTACGCGTTCCCGTAGGTGAGTTTCGACGCGATCCATTGTTGGACGAACTTCTGAATCGTCTGGTACCGGTTTGGTTTCCGGAGGACCGGCGAGAACGCGGGCGAGTAGGTTTCGTTCCAGATGCCGTTATCGTCCTGTTCCGACAAGTGCAGGCGGAGTTTCCCCATGTCGCCGGCAATCAGGGTCGTACACGCATAGACCGCCCAGTGACCGAGCACGTCCTGGGCGGACGCGGAGACGTTCTGTTGCCACGCGCCGGCATAGGGTTCGCGGACGACCGGGTACCAGCCGCCGGACGCGCCGGTCGGCGGGCGCATCCCCCCAGAGATGCGCCGCGCCGAGAGCTCGTAGCCGGTAAACGGGATCCGCATCGTCCGCGCGTCCCGCGCTTACGCGTGCTTGCCGTGATTCTTCGTCGTCGCCGGGGAGACCTCGTGTTCGACACCCTGTTGTTCGGGCGCGACCGAGAACGGGTACGCCGTGTTCGTGACGAGCTGGACCGCCGCGGTGATGGCGCGTTTCCAGTTGACGAACCGCTCCGCCTTGATGCCGACCAAGTTCTGTTGCCAGAACGACGTCAAGATGGTCGTCGCAACGGCCGGATTGTCCGGCGCCGAGTTCATTTGGACGGACGCCTCGCGCGACACGTCGATCGTGGTTCCGCCCTCATCGGCGTACAGGATGTACGCGGGCGCGACGCCGACGAGGTTCGCGCCGGCCGCGTTCGACGGAATCACCGGGACCCCGAAGATCGTCCCGCCGGTCGCGGTCAACGACGGGAACATCGGCTGCCCGAGGGCGTTCAACTTGACCGCGAGTTGAAACGCGGTCGTCGAGGACATGATCAGCGCGACTTGATCGATCGGGATATTCGCCGTGGCGAACGCGGCAAAGATCGCGGTGACGTCCTTGACCGGATCGGCGGTCGTCGCGATCGGCGTAATCCCGTTCGTGATCGACGCGGGCGAGACCCCCGCGACCGCGGCGACGGTCGGATCGATGAACTGTTGATCCATGAACTGCGAGATCCCGGCGACCATCTCGCGGCGGACGACGTCCTCCGCGGACGGGGTCGAGAGCCGCGTCAACTCCTCGGACAGCGCAATGATCGCGGCGATTTTCGACCACGTCAGGGTCGTCGATCCAAGGGTGAATTTCGTCACCGGTTTGGGCGCGTTTTCTCCGACCCACGAATAGACGCCGCCGCCGGTCTGCATCGGCACCAACGCGTTAAACGGGACGCGGTTCAACCCGTCGAGGCGTCCAAGGATCGTTTTCGGGCGGAGCAGTTCGATGAACCCGACCGAGACCGGCGGCGGGACGAGGGCGCCCATCCAGGTCGGATCGGTCGTCGTCGCGGGCGCGGTCGCCGCCTTCAAGGCGAGCTGAACCTCCGGGGTCGTATCGTTGAACCGCGCCGCGTAGTTGATCGCGTCCTGTCGACTGCCCTTGCCGGCGATATGCGACAGGACAAGGCGGACGAACGGTTGCGCGGGATCCGCGTTTTTGACCTGGATCACCGGGACGCCGCCGACCGTCATCCCGCGCGGCGGCGCGACGAGGTTCGGGAGGTTCGGCGGGTTCGGGTTCGCCGGGACAGGTGTCGCCTGACTAACCTGGAGTTGCTCGAGGTCGCGGAGCCGCGCGACATGGGCATCCAGGTTTTTCACTTCGGCGTCGAGGGTGTCGTACTCGGCGGTTTGCGTCGGGTCGAGGGTGACGCCGTCGGCGTTCGCCGCCGCCATCAGTTCGGCCATGCGCGCCGCTTTGGTCGCGCGGGTGTTCGTGTAGGCGCGGATCGCTTCCGTCGCGGTTTGGTTCGTCATGTTCGGGACCTGTCCAGGAACGCGCGAGACGCCGCGCGGGTTCAGGCGAGACGCCGCCTCCGAAAACGATTTGACGGACGCGATCGTCGCGTGGACGTTCGCGGGAATTTCGACCGCGGAGGTTTCGACCCAGTGCCAGCGCGAGACCGTCCGCCCGCCGCGCGCGTTTTTCGCCGCCGCGATCGGTTTCCAGCCCACGGACAACCCGCGCGCGAGGTACTTGATCGTTTGCCACGCGTGATCAACGAACTCCTGTAAGGGTCCGGGTTCGGGGATTTTCGCGACCCGCGCGCGGATATGAATCCCGTCCGGCCGGACCGTCGCCGCGAGCACTTCGCCGATATTCTTTTGATGTTCGAACCGGAAGGGCATCGGGAGCGCAAACTCCGCCCCTTCGGAGAGGAGTTCATCGCCGTACAAGTCCGGTTCGGGCGTCGAGGCGATCCCTTCGACGATCCGCGCCTCGTCGTCGACCGATTTGACCTCGAACGTCGCGTACGCGCGGTCCATAGGGGTTGACCCCGCACGGTATACAACCCCTATGGTCGAGGTCTATTTATCTGTAGAAAAAGACCGGGCAAGGGCGCGGCGGACGAGCGTCGAGACCGATTGGCGGGACGCCTGGGCGACCTTGATCAGCTGATCGTGATAGGCGGCCGGGACGTAGGCGGAGATCGTCGATCCCGGTTGCGCCGCGTCGCACACCGTCCGCGGGCGTCCGCGCGGCCGGCGAGGGTCCGCGGGTCGGGTCGTCATGTCGCGCCGCCGAGAACGAAAAACTGGAACGTCTCGCGCGGCGGCGGCCGATGGATCCGCCGGTCCTCCGCCATCACGAACGCCACGGCGCCGTCGATTTTCTCCCGCGCTTCGTCTTTGTCGATCCGGACTTCGCCGTTGCGTCCGGTCCGCAGGACCGCGTTGTCCATCATCCAGCCCAGGATCGGGTGATTCCCATGCACCACGGCGCCGTCCGCAACGAGCTTTTGAACGCTCCGGATCGCCTCGTTCAGTCCGAACCCTTGCGCGGTATCGACCATCGTCAATCCGGCGCCTTGCAGGTGTAACGCGAGCTGCGCGGCAAAGCGTTTGTCATAGGCGATCTCGCGACAGCCGGACGCGCGCGCGTCCGCGAGGACGACCGCCTCGACGACGTCGTAATCGGTCGTATCGCCCTCGGTCACGTCGAGGACGCCGACGCGCAACCACGCGTCGTACGGCCGGTTCGGGTACCGCGTCAACGCCGCGCGCGGAATCCAGAACCGCGGCAGGACGGCGACCCGTCCGTCCTCGAGGTCCCAGACCCGGACCCAGGCGGTAAAGTCGTCGGTCATTCCAAGGTCAAGTCCGCCGGTACACGGCCGGGCGATCAGCTGCTCCGGGTCGACCCGCTCGAGCCCGGTTCGCCGCCACACGTCCATCGCCCAGGCGCGCGCGATCGCATGGGTCCACACACAAAAATTCAGGCGGAGGACGGTGTTCGTCTCCGCGGCGATCGTCCGCGCCGACCGGACTTGATCGTCGAGGTACGTTTGGTGAATCGAGACCCCGAGGTTCGGGTTCGCTTTGACGTGACACGCGCGGTCCGTCAACGGGTCGTCGCCCTCGTCGAGCGCACACACGTACGCGAACGTCCGATCGCCCTCCTCGACGTCGCCGCCTTCGACGATCCGGATCGCCTGTTCGTGATGTTCCCAACAGATCGACGTCCGGTCGAATCCGGAGTTCGTGATTTCGATAAACAACGCTTCGGGATCGCCTTTGGCACCCGCGCGGATCTTGACGATCGCTTCCGGCGTCGGGTGTTCGTGGACTTCGTCAATCAACCCGAAATGCGGACGCGTCCCGCTCCGCGCGCCCTGTTCGCGACTGAACGGCCGGAAAAACGCATGCCCGTACGACAGGTTGTGGACGTTCGAGATGCCGGACTTCTGGACGCGTTTCGCGAGCTCCGGCGACGCGTCGACCATCCGGACGGCGTCGCGAAACAGAATCATGGCCTGATCGCGGTCGGCGGCGGCGGCGTAGATTTGCGCCGACGGGTTCCCGTCCATCGTCAACCCGTACAACCCGATCGCGGCGACGAGCGGTGTCTTTCCGTTGCCCTTCCCGACCTCGCAAAAGGCAAACTTGAACCGCCGGTATCCGGTTTTCGCGTCGACCCATCCGAACAGTGATCCGACAATGAACGCTTGCCACGGCTGCAGGACGAACCGCGCGGGCGTCCCGTCCGCGTCGAGCGTATCGGGCAAGTGGACCCAGGTTTCGATGAACCGGATCGCATGATCGGCGCGGTCGGCGTCGAACGCGAGGCCGCGCCGCCCGCCGGTCGCGCGGTCCTGGACGTGGCGCCGACAGGCGAGGCGGACGTACGGTCCGGCGACGATCCGCCCGTCGAGCACGTCGCGCGCGTACCGATCGACGCGATGGATCCGGCGTCCCATCAGGTCCGCCGGTCGGGTCCGCGCCGGTCGCGCCCCGCGTCCGGACCCGGATACGGATGCTCCGCGATCCACAGCTCCGCCGCGTTCTGCACCGCCTGGGCGAGTCCATGAACCCGGTCCTCGTGGACCGTCGCCGTCTCCCGCGTATACGGTTCGTCCTGGAGAAAGTGTTCGGCGAGGTCGAGGCAGTCCGGATCGAACATGGCGCGTCTCACACCCGCCGGAACGTCGATCGCCGCTCGAGGGCGTCGACCCGGACGTCCAGCATCCGGACCTGTTCGCGCGTACACGCCAACTCGGTCATCAGTTTGTCGACCTGATCCAGCATCCGGATCAACAACCCGCCGGTCTCCGTCCGCAATTGCCGGACTTCGTCCAGAACCTCCGCCGCCGCCGCC